CAAAGACGACGTGCTGAACAAGACTCAGTCGGCAGCCACTCAGGCTATTAAGGCAACATACAATGGCATTGGTCGCTCTTCTTCTTATATGATTAAAGACAGCGGCTGGAAGCTGATGTATGATGTGTACAACGACAAATATCGTTGGGTTCCGTTGAATGCCGACATTGCTGGCCTTCTTGCAGCAACTGAACGCGATTTCGATGCCTGGTGGTCACCTGCTGGTTTCAACCGTGGTCGCCTGAAAAACGTAACCACACTGGCATTCAATCCTAACGAAGACAGTCGTGATGACTTGTACAAAATTCAGGTCAACAGCGTTGTAACGTTTGTGAATGAAGGTACTGTGTTGTACGGCGACAAAACTGGTCAAGCCAAGGCTTCTGCATTCCAGTTCATCAACGTTCGAAGATTGTTTATCACGCTTGAGAAAGCAATTGGTAAAGCTGCAAAATACCTGCTTTTCGAACTGAATGACGAGTTTACTCGTGCTCAGTTCATTAACTTGGTTGAACCTTACTTGCGTGAAGTTAAAGGTCGTCGCGGTATATACTCGTTCCATGTTGAATGTTCCGAAAAAAATAATACTCCGGAAATTATTGACAAGGGTCAATTTGTGGGTGCAATCTACATTAAACCTACTCGTAGCATCAACTACATTCGACTTGACTTCGTTGCCGTCCGCACTGGTGTCGAGTTCTCTGAAGTAGTTGGCAAATACTAATATAAAACATTAGTCACAACAATGCCCCGTTTCCAAGTAAAGGACTCGGGGCATTTTCTTCACGCAAACAAATCAATCAATTCAGACTTGATATACTCGCTATTAGAATCCCATTCATAATCCCATATCATAATGAGCATGACACCCTTGCTTGCAGCTAATCTCATCTTCCTTTCATGATAATTGCTATCTCTGAATTTTTCTGAATGCCAATAGCTGCCGTTGTATTCTATACCAATATTCATTGAAGGAATGAAAATGTCAATCTCGAGTGGTTTGATGATTCGTCTGTTGTTTATTTCGTGTTCTATGCCAATTGAGTTCAACCAGTCTGATATTTCCTTATGACCAGTACTCATACTATAGTCTGGCATCAAGCCAAGCTTATGCAATACTGGATACGGGTCTGAATACTCTCTCTTCACATCTGATATTGAAACAGTTCCGTTAATCTGCTTTTCAATGAACTCTCTTGACGGCATGAAAGTGCTTGGACTTCCGATAATGATATCCTCAGCAGTTTCTTCATCAACATTGAATCCAAGGTTTCTGATGTAAGCAAGTTTATTGGGTGAACCAGTCATTGTATGAAACGACTGTCTTCTCATCTTATCTGTCTGCATATAATATCTGACGCCATGATTGTTCATGCAGGTCTGATGTGTTTTCTCTCTTATAGAATCGACCTGAAGAGCATATGGTTTACCATATTTCTCGACCATTGTCTTTTGAATCTTGTCGATAGTTTCCTTATCACAGAATCCAAGCTTGGTCCTGGCCTTAATATCTTCATTCTGCAATGCGTGAATAGTGCCATATCGTTCAAGCATTGTTGCATTTCGTTTTGACATTATTTCCTTCGACTGAAGAGCATTCTCGACACCGTATCTCTCGAGCATTGAAGCCTTGCTTTTAGCCTTAAACTCTTCAGACTGCATATAATGTTCAACACAGTATTTTTCGAGAGTTTTCTGCTTCAACTTCTCTTTGGATTCTTCGGACTGCGAATAGTTTTCAACACCGTATTTTCTCAGGCTGGTTTCTCTCGCCTTTGCCTTGAATTCTGGTGTATGAGTGAGTTTTGCAATTTCTTTCCATGTGCCAGACAGCTTTGAACATTCTCGTGAACAGTAATTCGACTTTCTCTTAGGCTGCATTATGGTATTGCACCTAATACATTGTTTGACACCAAATTTGACTGCGAGTATTTTGTCTTTCAAGTTATCGTATTCCGGAAACAACGCCGTTATTTCATTGTACTTGCCGGGATGAAATTTATCCAACCACTTCTTGTTTGCTCGTGATGAAATAACATTATCGCCCTTTAATAGTGTTGACAAAACAAAATCTTCAATCATTATTATTATTCTCCGATATACTATTTTATTGAAATTATATTATAGTTTTCGAGTATAGCAAACAATAAATAACAATACAACAGTTATATAACATTCTATTTGAGGTACTTCATGGCTCTTCAGAACATTTCTAACTTCATTGCGAATATGTCTGGTGGCGGTCTTCGCCCCAACTTATTTCGCGTGATTATTACCTTCCCGAACGAGGTTGGCGGTGCTCAGGCTGCCCAGAAAATCTCGTTTACTTGTAAGGCTGCCACTCTACCGGCATCTCAGCTTGGTGTTGTAAATGCTCCGTATATGGGTCGTGTCGCTAAGTTTGCAGGTGATCGTGTGTTCGATGATTGGAATATTACAATTCTTTTGGATAATGATCTAATTTCGCGTGATGCTTTCGAGAAATGGTCAGACCTTGTAAATGGTCACGTTTCCAATATCGCAATTCCTGGCTGGGGCAATCCTTCAAACTACATGGCTTCTGCTCAGGTTGAATTACTCAACCGCGAAGGCAAAGAAATCCGCACCTATAAGATTGAAGGTACATGGCCAATCAATGTGGGTGAAGTTCAGCTGGCGTGGGACTCTAACGATCAAATTGCTGAGCTTCCTGTCCAGCTCGCGGTTCAATCGTGGTCTTCAGAAGCAACCACAAACGTCTAAAACATTTACAGACAAAAATAAACTCGGCTTTATTATTACTAGCCGAGTTTTCTTTTCATAATTCCTTAACCCACTTGGTTATTCCTGCTCCAAAATAAAGCCAATATCCGTTTGCAATTATGTTTTCTCTTTCTGTTTTATTTGGGTCGTATCCGCCTCCGAATTTGTCTTTCAACTTATACTTCATAAATTGTTGTCTGTTATAAAGCTGTTTTGTGTCTGTGACATACCATTCAGCATGTTTAGAGTAGAATTTCGTCTCGTATCCATTCATACTGTATAGCGAACCATCTGATATAAGCCCAAGACTGAATGTAACGAATCTATTAACATTTTCTTGTCTGGTTATTTCCCTTTCTAGTTTAGAATAACCGCCAACAACATTGGTGTTCAGTTCACAGGCGAAACGTTCTATTCTGCATTCCTTGCCTTTCATTGTATATCCAATAATAGCAACAAGTTTGTCATTATTAACTAACCCAATGTGTTTTGCTGCATTGGTTGTTCTTTTCTGATAATGACATCTTTCAAGAAATTCTATTGCAATGTGTCTTGGCACAGAAATAATACGACACTTCCTTGCCATGATTCTATTAGGCAGTAAACCAAGTTTCGACAATATCATACTTTTAACAATTTCCACCCTATCTAAAATATCGGCGTCTGTGAACTGAAGAAGTTTTATATTATGCTGTCTGGCTAAATCAAATTTGACAAGGTGTCTGTCGGTATAATTATCGCTTTTATGCCAATAAAGACCGTTGACTTCGATACCAACCTTGTGTTCGGGAATCCAGATATCAAGTTCTTTAGGTTTAATGACAGAACGAGTGTTTGTGATGTATTCAATGTTATTTTCATCTAGGAAATCTAGTATAATCTGATGTGGCGATGTTATATTACCTGTTCTAAGAATTCCAAGATGACGCATTGCATTATGATAGTCAGCAAACTCTTGTTTCAGCATTTCAACGGTCACATTACCATTTGATTGTGCAATTAAGCAAGCATCAGAAACCATCCCATACTTTGTTGGTCCCATCATAATACCGACAGTTTGTTCTATACCAATAGATTTCAGATAATCATATCTTTTCTGTTTATGTCGTTGTTTCAGGATTTCTGATTGATTATGATGTGGCACACCATATTTCGTTAAACAAGTTTCTCGAATCTTATCCAATGTACTTGGTAACTTGAAAATATTATCGACACCGTATTTTTGATATACTGTATATTTGCATTTGTCTCTGATTTCTTTGCTTTGAAGCGGATACTCTACGCCGTATCGTTCCAAATTTGTTTTCTTAATCTTGTCAAAAATTTCTGCCCCTCGTTCTTTCCATCTCTCTGATGTTTGTCGTTTAATTTCGTCCGTCTTAAAATAATTGTCAACACCATAGCGTTCAAGACAAGTTTGTCTCATTTTCTTTTTGACTTCCTCGCATTGAGCAGGGCATTCAACACCATAGCGTTCAAGGTTTCTCTCTTTGCGTTTTTGAATTGCAGACGGGATACTCGCGGCGTTATTGACACCATATCTTTCTTGCATTGTCTGTTTCGACTTCTCATTAACTTCTTTACTGCCAAACGGTGAGATTGATCCATATTTCTCCAGATTCGTCTTTCTAAACTTGGCTTGAATTTCGGGTGCAGATGCGGGATTCTCGAACCCATAACGTTCCAGACTCGTCTTCTTCATCTTTTCTGCTGTTAGGGTTCTTCTTGCCTTTTTCGCGCATTCTTGAGAGCAATAGACCTTGCCACGCCGAGCCCAACCAATGGGTTTACTGCATACTTCGCAACATCTCACACCTTTTACAAGACACCATATCTTGTCTTGGAAATCGTCGAACTCGGGTAGCTCTTTCATTATATCGTTGTATAAACCAGGGTGGTTCTTCAGACACCATGATTTTGCTTTTTGTCTGAATCCTCTTTCTGTTATAAACAGTTCTTTTAAATATTCTATATCAAGCATATTGCAAAACTCATGTTTATTAGAAGTAAATTATAACTGTGGCTAGTTATTAAAGTCAATGGTTATAAATAAAGTACACAGAATTCTGTTAATATTTGAAAGGAAATAACGTGATCATTGATGTAAAACAAATTTTCGAGAGTGCTCTTCAAGAAGCTGGTGCTCAGATAAATGAAGCGTTTGGTAATTACTCAGGTGATGCAAAACGTTTTGAATTGAAGTTTCAAGAGTTTCAGCTATTTGGCAAAAACCTTGGTAGTATCGTAAAAGAGAATCAGGGTAAGAAACCTGGCAATAATTTGGTTGTTGATGGTAAGGATATCAAGTCAGCCAAAATTTGCGAAATTTCAAGCAATGCAATTACTTTCTTGGTAAATGACCAAGCTGGTTCAACATTGGTTGACTATTACCCTGAAGAAGTTACTTCGACTCGTCTGACTCAGAAGATGCTGAAATTCTTCAAAACATACGCTTGATAAAATAAAGCCACGTTTCCAAGAAGGATTCGTGGCATTTTCTTCATGCAATCTTCTTATAAATTTGCATATTGTCGAATCTTCTACCATCCACAATAGGCACGAAGACTTCAAATGTGTCAAGTTTGCCGCTAGCTGGTTTGCCGTATTCGTTAAGTTTCTGATTGTAGCCTTGAACAGAACCAATCTTTCTCATCTCAGTCTTCACCATAGTCATAATACTCAACCTCATTGTCATTGTTTTCTAAAAGAAGCGTCACTAACTCATTAGCATAGTCTGCCACTCTTTCTGCTGGCGGCACATATTGACCATGAGCTCTAACATATGCCGCAGCAATAGAAACCTTAGCCTTGAAAAGTTTTTCGTTATTCATAATAACCCCTCAATTACCGTATAAGAGGAATAAAGAGAACAGAAGAATTGCTCCGCATGCCGTTAGTTCAAAATTGCCAACATATATGCCGAGGGCAATACTCCCTAAGCCAATTACAACGGGGACAATCAATAAAAACATTATCAGCAGCAATGCCGTTCCTGCATCAAACACATCAGATGGTCTCAAATTAGTTTTAATCATTTTATAATTCCTTTCATTAAGGGTTGTTCAATGTTTCTATGCTTTGCATTATATGATATTTTAAGACCGCAATCAAGCAATTACCAAGAAATCTTCAGTTTTCGAGAATCTCGCTATACCAAGTAGCCTTCTTTCTCGACATCAATGATTACAAGGTCAATATCAATATAATCTGGAATATCAACATAGCAGAATTGTTCGGTTCCGTGCTTTGCTGTCCTCAGAATCAACGGGTCGACTATAAAGTTAATCCATTCTTTTGTTGATATATCGCCTCCGAGTGTTCTGAGTTTTTCTTCTTTCGGCTGTTTCTGGAAAGCCCTGATAAGGCGAGCGTCAAGTATCATAACGATTCCTTTCACCAACTAATAACAAGTCCAACAAAACGAATCAACCATAACATGCGGAACGATTGTCGTTCGACTTCGAATCCCATTTTGATTAATTCTGCTTCAATAACACAAGAGTCATATTGACGAGGAATATAGATGAATGCTTTTGTGTCGCCTTTCTCTGCACATTTCTTGATTACGTCAACAATCTCACCAACGTATTCTTTCGATTTGACTTCTTTTGAATTGTCTGACGATAGTTTGCGAACTTCTTCGATAATATTGTCTGTCATAATTTTGCCTTTATGAAATAGAATAAGTCGTGACCTTTGTCAAGCAGAATGAAATCATAGCTGCCAGCAAACTTTGGTTTTGCAATCTCGTACCTGACCATAATATCAATTACAGTCAGACCGTCTTTGAAGTATTGTCTGGCAGAAGTATATTCTCGATGACCAGCCAATGCAATGTTCTGGATAAACTCGGGTGTGATGAATTTACTCGTTAATGCCTTCTTCAGAATTGTCGAGTCTGATTTATCAATCTGACCGTATGTCTTTTGCCAAAGTTCTAAACCATGATTAACTGCATCTTTAATATTCATAGTAATTCCTCAACCTCGTTCAAGATAGTTTCGTAATCGTCTTCTTCTCCGTGTGCCCATGCTTTAAATGCGACACCTAGCTCGGATAATGCCTTGGCTGTTTGTTCGGAGCATTCACAAGCAATAAGCAAATTAAAGATATCATCCCTTGCGATATCGCAAAGCTGACTAGGGATGAGATGATACTCGCTAGAATAATACATTGCGACATCACCAATGTTTTCTTTGTCTTTTTCTGCCGTGCATACGATGAAGTCGATATATGCAACGGCGCCATCATGCACGACAGGAATCTTCAGAGATGCCTGATGGTGTCTGATTTGAAGACGACCGAAATCTGCAAATTTTTCTTTGATGTTCATGACAATCCTTTCAGTAATTTAACAGCATGGTCTTTGTTTATATTATCGGCTAGTTGAAGTTTCAGAATCTCAACAACACTTGCAACCAGAATTTGCATTTGAACAGGCCATTTGAGGTCGTTCAGAACACGAACCGCAATCGGGAATGTTGGATCGATTGTCTTCCATACCATCGAATCCGGAGTATTGACTTCAACCAACAGTTTATATCGTTGATGGTTCAGTGTAATGACATCGTCGTTATAGTTAATGACGAAGCCTTTTTCAAGCTGGCTGAAACCAAGCTTCAGCATCTCTGCAATAATATCCGCGTGGAAATGATTCATTAAAATTTCTCCGTAAAGTGTTTAAACTAATATGTTTCGCGTATTATAAGCGATTTTGAAGATAAATACAAGCTATATTATCCATGGATTCCTTCTTTATGTTGAATATTTCACTTATCATTGAAAAGCTTGGTAATATGAATCTGTTGTCTGATTCGGGTCGAAAACTGATTAAGCTGATGCTGCGAAACAAGAAGCTTCGCAACATTGCCAAGATTACAGAAAACAGCAAGGTCGAAGAACTAGAAGTTGATGATGTTTCGGGTATTGTAAAAGCAATCAAGAAATACGAAATGCTTGATAGGAAACTCGGTGCTTTGTTTATTCAGTATCGAAACGAAAACAACAAATCGAAAGGATGTCTCGTTATTCCTGCCGACCATTCAATTCCGTTTAATTCGCGAGCTGATGTGTATTATCAAACGACGTTTGAAGATAGCTGGACAACTGATATTGGTAAATGGCATGCGATGTTGCCTAAGTCTATGACCAAGTGCATCAATGACCTGAAGGGAGAAGGTGCTCGTCCTGTTTCTGTCATGATGATTCTTGTTGATAGCGAATACAACAAATGATAAAAGTGGACCAGGATTTCTCTTGGTCCACTTCGTGTATTATAATGACAGTTCTACTTCATTCTGTCCCAGTCGCAGCTGATGCCGTGTCCATCAACAATTACACACATTACAGAATGACCATTACCTAGGTCGAAACGCTTGTATTTGTAAGCTGCGTCATAACCGACTTCGTATCCCATTGCCTTGGCAATACCTATACCAACCAGACAAAGTAGAATAATAGTCAAAACAATGCACATAATGCCACTGAACACACCAACAATTTCGTCAAGTCTACTTTTCATCGCATTTTAGCCCATTGTTAGTGTAACACTGAATCCTGCTGGTGAGATATTCCATTCATCAACATTACCATTATTGACGATAGTGCCAGGAACAACACTCTGGTCATTGCTCTTCAGCCATAAGAATACATTTCGAGTAATGAACAATGCAACATCACCTTCGCCTTTCTTGAACAATGCTGGGAATTCGGGCACACGTTCTTGAGTACTAACTTCAACTTGAATCATCTTCTATTCTCCTTCATAAAACATATTATTCAAAATGATGTAATTGTCTACAAGTTCTTCTTTAGTAGCATAGAAACAACCACGTTTAAGACCAAAGCTAGAATCTATGCGACCCTGAAGAATGTACAAATCAGGCTTGCCCTGACCGCCACCATGAGCAACACAAACGATGCGATAAACATCGCCCGTGCAAATATCGGCGTAGAGTTGATTTATTTCACACATCTCAATTCCTTTCTTAACCAATGTGCCAGCATTATAGCATGGGATTTATCGAATGCCAAGCTCTTCTTCGGTCATTATCACAAAAATAAAATTATTCTGCTTGCACCATTCCCTCGCAGCTTCCCACTTGTCTGAGTTTAGCTGATAGGTCTGAAGCTCGGTCAAGTATCGTTGTTCTGATTTCTGTGTTTTTCTCTTGGGTGGCTCGGGCGGCATGGTCTGACTCTTAGGCTTGACCTCGATTGCAAGGTTCTTGACACTGCCATCTTTATGCTTCATCTGCACAAAGAAGTCGATATAGTAGCGACGCATCTTCTGGTCAAACTTGCTCCAGTACTGAATAGGGTGACCCTCTGAATTCCACTTAACAACACTTGGATTGCTGTCGCACCAGATTGCGAATTTCTTCTCCCATGAACTTCGCATGACAATATTGTTCACATCTCCAATATACTTCTGCGGATTTCTCGGAACGAATCTGAACGGCTTAGGAAATCGTTTCATATTGAATTTTTAAATAACCATTGTACAATCAATTACTATAATTTATTATGGCTGCTATCCTTAATTATCCATCTAGTATTGGTTCAAACCATGCTGTCAATCCTGGATGGATTCAAATTGACATATACAAGAGAAGAAGTCCTCAGAACTCTTCTCCGTTGCGAACAATTAATCTCTACCTTCCCGAACAGTTAAGAAA